GCTGGAACAACTATTACTAGAACTCGATGAGCCAATTCAACTATATTCTTCCGTCTGGCGCAGAATTCACCATGCAGACTCCTGAAGGTACCACACAGGATCAGGCTGATTTTATCTTTTATAGTCAGGTTGCCGCAGGTGCCTTGGTGGGATTTGCGCCAGGTCAAAGTGTTGGTGGAACTACTTCTACCTTGACCAAATTTGAACTGAGTCGATTGGATCGTGGCACTGCTGGAGTTGATGACACAGTAATCTTGGCCATCATCAACGGCCTGCCCACAGTTGCCGACATTCCGTCTTTGATTGATATTCCATTGACCAATCCTATAACACAGGCCAGCATAGCGGCCATTGCTGGCACAGGATTCACTGCTCCAGCCATAGGTTCATTGACCAGTGACCAAACTCTAGCACTCATGGCCCAGATAGCCAACACTGTGGATCAAGACGCTGATGTCATAACCGACACCACCGGAGTTGGCCAATATGGTCTCAGCTGTCAGCAGTTGGAAATGGCTGGATATGTCAAACCTGGCACCTGGCAACGATTTTTGAAAAATACATCCAACACCTTGACCGAGGTACTTGGTGCTCCTGGCATCTGGACTGGGTTAAATGGAATTTTTTCTCTTGATGATTTTCTAAACAGTCCTAATTGATATATAAAATAAAATGACCTTCGCACAAAATAATGCCATGGCAACCTTAATGAAAGACGGCTATAACAGTCTTCAAGCTGCTGGTGTGATTACAACTCCGGCCGCACAATCAGTGTCGGCTGTGGTAGGACAAGTTTTTACAGGAACCAACTCAGCACTGACCACAGCAACAACCACAATAACCAACAGTGTAAACAGTCAACTAGCATCCTTGGTTACCAATGCCGGTCAATATGGTACACAACTCACTGCACAATGGGCTAAATCGTTACCAGGCGTAACCGAACTCACTTCTAACTTGACCAGTATAAAAGGTTTGTCAGCATTGTCAAGTCAAATTCCAGGCTTGCCTAGTCTTGGGTCACTTACATCCGGCCTAACTCCTGATTTAGCATCAGTCAAAACTGCCATGGACAGCCTGGGCAAAGCCAGTCAATTTGCTGCCACAGCAAGCAGCACACTGACTGGCGGATTAGACAAATTGGCCAATCTCAATGTCAGCACCTTAACATCTAACTTGCCCAGTGTTTCGGCATTGACAGGCCAGATACAAGGACGTGCTCTTGCTGCCGCAGGTCAGTTGCAAGGACAAATAACCGGACAAGCCAATGCATTGCTAACACAAGCACAAGGACAAGCCGCAGCATTGGCAGGACAAGCACAGGCGCAAGCCAATGCGTTGTTGGCACAGGCACAGGGTCAATTTAATTCATTGATTGCTCAAGGGGACAGTCTTGTGTCTAACGTGCAAAAAGCCGCAGGCTTTGCCAACACAGTGAATCGTGCCAGTGTTGACACAGCAGTCACAAAAATACTTGGCAGTGCCAAAATACCTGTGCCCAGTTTTGGTGCCGACTTGCCCAGTTCAGCCAGTATTGGTGCTGCACTTGATATTGGCAAGGCACAGACTGTGTTGAAAAATCTGCAAGGTCAAGGTACAGCCCTGCTTACCCAAGCTCAAGGTCAAGGTACAGCTCTGCTTAATCAAGCTCAAGGCCAAGCCAACAGCTTGCTGGCCACCGTTAGAACCAGTGTAAATCAAATAGTTTAACAAAGTAAATACATCATGCCCACATTTATTGGATTCAACACCATAGGTCAAAACAAAAAATTCACAGCCGTGGATTTTGATCTGATCAAGATTGACCTGCTCAATGCGTTCAACATACGCCAAGGCGAGGTGCCAGGGCGACCCGGTTACGGCACTGTGATTTGGAATTATTTGTTTGAACAACAAATACAGGACACACAGTCGGCCTTGGTCAACGAAATACAGCGTGTGTGTGGTGGCGATCCCAGGGTCTATGTCAGTGGACTACAGTTGTTCCCACAAGAAAATGGCATATTGATACAGCTTGGATTGGCAGTGGTGCCCAGCACTACAGCACAGCAGTTGAGCATATTTTTCGACCAGCAAACACGGACAGCCTCTTACGTTTAACGGCCCAGTTTATTGTATTGGTAAATACATGAACTGGGAACATTTATGGCCACAACCTCTAGACAAACCGCGATTTTTGGTGTGCAAGACTGGAAACAGATCTATCAGTCCTATCAAGAAGCCAACTTCCAAAGTTATGATTTTGAAACGCTTCGCAAGAGTTTTGTAGATTATCTGCGTCTGTATTATCCTGAAACATTCAATGACTACATTGAATCAAGTGAATTTATTGCCCTGCTTGATGTCATGGCATTCATGGGTCAGGCCTTGGCCTTCCGTACCGACTTAAACACACGTGAAAATTACTTAGACACAGCCGAACGCAGAGACAGTGTAGTTCGCTTGGCCAACTTGGTTTCATACACACCCAAACGCAACATTGAAGCATCGGGCTATCTCAAAGTATTCAACATCAGCACCACAGAAAATGTCTTTGACTACAATGGTATTAACTTGGCCAATCTCACTGTGAACTGGGCCGATCCTACTAATCTAGACTGGCAAGAACAGTTTACCACGATCTTGAATGCGGCATTGGTCAACACACAGAAATTTGGCAATCCGGGCAACAGACAAACCATCCTGGGTGTGGACACACAAGAATACACCATAAATCTGGTTCCTGGTTTCTTGCCAGTAATTCCTTACACAGCCACAGTAGACACAGTCAGCATGCCTTTTGAAGTGGTCAACAGCACCAGCCTGGAACAAACCTTTGTGTACGAACCGCCACCTTTGCCCAATGGACAGTTCAACATCTTGTTCCGTAACGATCAACAAGGATTTCTCAGTGCCAACACCGGATTCTTTTTCTTTTTCAAGCAGGGAGTGTTGCAGAATCAAGATTTCAATCTGCCAGAACGCATAGAAAATCGTGCTGTGGCCATCAACATCGAAGGCATCAACAATACCGATGTATGGTTGTATCAATTGGACAACTTGGGCAACATCAGCAACTACTGGGAAAAAGTACAGAGCGTGTATGCAGCCGCGATAGAGCAACTGGCTCCCGGAACTCGCGACATCTACAGTGTGACCAGCCGTACCAATGATCAGATAACTTTGAACTTTGGTGATGGCGTGTTTGCCACAGTGCCAGTAGGCACCTATCGCGCCTACGTACGAGCCAGTAACGGCTTGACCTATATCATCAATCCAGAAGAAATGCAGAGTGTGAGTGTGCCTATCAGCTATGTGAGCCGCACAGGACAGATTGAAACATTGACATTCACTTGCGGTATCACCGAACCAGTGACCAATGCTCAGGCACGCGAAACCATAGCCGAGATCAAACAGCGTGCTCCGGTACAGTATTACACACAGAACAGAATGGTCAATGGCGAAGATTACAGCCAGTTTCCTTTTACCCAATACACCAGCATACTGAAAAGCGCAGCAATAAATCGTGCTTCAATTGGTACCAGTCGCTATCTGGATCTAGTTGATGGCACAGGAAAATATTCCAGTACCAACATATTTGCCAGCGACGGTGCCTTGTGGGAAAGCAATGACCTGTTTAGTTTTCAGTTCAGTTGGTTGACCACCAATGATATCAGTGATGCAGTGATCAATCAAGTGGCACCATTGACCTTGCGTACCGGCATGCAACAGTTTTACTATGCCAACTTTCCACGTCCCAACATTAGCGTACTGAATCTTACTTGGAATCAAAGCACATCACTGGTCAACGAATGCACAGGATATTTCAAAAATGCTGCAGGCAATCCAGTGCCCATTGGCACCTACGCCAGCGACAATGCCAAGTACATCACCGAAGGCAGTCTGGTACAGTTTGCAGCACCAAGTGGCCAATACTTCAATGGCAAAAACCGTTTGGTAGTTGGAGTGCCGACCGAAACCGATGACAAATTGACCATCTGGGCCAGTCCCATAGCAGTGTATTTAGAAGGCACTGCCCAAGGCCTTGGCAACTTGCCTTCAGGAATTGGTCCGGTCGTGTTGAATAATTTTGTGCCCACAGGTGCTATTCCAGTACAGGTTATTCCGGTGTTTACCACTGACATTCCAACCTCGGTATTACAAAGCGCAGTGACACAGATACAGTTGAATCAAAACTTTGGTCTGGGCTACAACAATTTGACCAACACTTGGTATGTGATAACTTCCAACAATCTGGCCGTAGATGCTGACTTTAGCCTGGCCAATGCTCAAAGCACCGCAGGAGCCAATCTTGACGCTTCATGGTTGGTACAGGCCACTTACAATGGTTCTTCCTACACAGTGAAATCACGCAGCCTAGACTACTATTTTGGCAGCGTGTTGCAGACAAGATTTTTCTTTTACACCAGCGATCCCATCTATGACAGCCGCACAGGCACAGTTATTCATGACTTTGTCAACATACTCAAAGTCAACTCTCAGCCCGACAATTCCTTGCCCATGGGCACAGACACTGTGGTCAACATCATAGATCAACCAGTGCTCAGCGATGGACTAGTGGACGACTTCCAGGTAGTGGTCAGTTTCAATCGCACCGGCGGTGATTTGGCACCTGTCAATCCAGATTTCTTCAATGATCTAGTTGCACCCACAGTAAACGCCAATCAAAAATATGTGTTTTTCCGTGCCACAGTGGACTTTGATAATCTCCAGAGATTCCTGCTGATCGAACCAGGCATAGTCAACAGTGACTACGCAACCTTGACTGAAATACAGCAAGATCAATCACAGTATGTGGTGGGCCAGGTATTCTACGCCTACAGTGAAGATGTTTTTTATATCTTGGGTGTTGACAGCCTTGACAACCCAACCTTGACATTGACCTACGAATACCAAGCCAAAATAGGTCGTCAAGACTTATACTTCCAGTACCGTCACAACAGTCCTTTGACCAGCAGGATTGATCCTGGGTCAAGCAACATCATTGACGTTTACGTTGTGACCAATGCTTACTACACGGCCTACATCAACTGGTTGCAAGACACCACCGGCACTGTGGTTGAACCCCAAGCTCCCAACATCGACGAGTTGAACACAGGCTATCAAGGTCTACAACAGTACAAGATGATATCTGACAACATGATCCTGAACAGCGTGGATTTCCAACCGTTGTTTGGTCAAAAGGCCGAACCAGCCTTGCGTGCCACCATCAAGGTCATACGTGCAGCCGGCAGCACGGCCAGTGTCAGCACTATTAAAAATCTTGTGATCTCCAGCATGAATGCCTACTTTGACATAGCCAACTGGGGCTTTGGAGACGTTTTCTATTTCAGCGAACTCAGTGCCTACATACATCAAAACATTGGTAGTGTGGTCAGCAGTGTGGTCCTGGTGCCGTTGGATCAAAACAAGAGCTTTGGAGATCTTTATGAAATAAGATCGGCCCCCAATCAGATATTTGTAAATGGCGCCACAGTGAATGATGTGGAAGTGATCACAGCCTTGACCAGTACCAACTTGCAAACTGCACCTGGTAGCGGAGTAATTTAATGGCCCGCCAAGTCCGCAGCGTTGAATTCTTACCAGAAATATTCCAAACTCCGATCAACGAACAGTTTTTGTCGGCCACCCTGGATCAACTGGTACAGAATCCACGCTACAGTCAAACACAAGGTTTTGTTGGTCGCCGCGTAGGTCCCGGAGTCAACGCCAATGACCGATATGTAGTTGAACCCACCAAGACACGCACCGACTATCAATTAGAACCTGGAGTGATCCAGATTGATCCCGAAAACACCAGTCGAGTAGTAGATGCTATAACTTATCCTGGCATCAACGATGCCTTACAATCGCAAGGTGCGTTTGTCAACAATGCTGACAGATTATACACCAGTGACTATTACGCCTGGGATCCTTTTGTGGATTTTGACAAATTTGTCAACTATGCACAATACTATTGGTTACCCGGCGGGCCGTTGTCCGTGGATGTCAGTTCAACAGGAGTGCCTCTCACTGACAGTTTTACTGTTACCCGTGCCAATGGTGTTTATACTTTTTCAGGCCTGTCAGGCACTAACCCTATAATAACTCTGGTGCGCGGTGGCAGCTACACATTTGATGTGGCACAGAATGCCAGCGAAACTGTGAATTATCGTGTGACCACCAATGACGCTAGTTCGTGGAGCATAGATTTTGAGCCCAATCCTACTTTGACCTTGGTACGCGGCAATACCTATGTGTTCAATCTAGTGCCAACTGTGCCTTATGCATTTTATATTAAGACACTGCCTACCTTGGGCACTACCAACATCTACGACAGTGGAGTGTTCAACAACGGAGCCGGGCAAGGGTTAATAACATTTACCGTGCCACAAGATGCCCCCGATGTACTGTATTATGTCAATGATATCGAGACAAATCTAATAGGCCAATTGAACATCGTGGATGGCACACCGGGCACAGGTCCAGGATTTTGGATCCAGACCGACCCGGGAATCGACGGGCGTATACCGGCCACTCCTAACATCAGCAGCCGAGATGTATTGGGAGTACAAAACAATGGTGAAGATCTAGGCACGGTCACATTCGACGTGCCTTTGGCCACTGCACAAAATTTCTATTTCAATATGCCCAGCATCGGCACAGTGGATCTAGTGACTGATCTAGAGTTTGATCAGATCAACAATGTGGCTGTGTCGGTGTTTTTAGAAACCTACGGCGGCATTGATGGTA